TATGAAGACGAAAATCCAGATTTTACAGGAATTCGTATTCGTTATCGTGATGAATATATTGATGAGTGTGAAGAAGATGGTCTTTATGAAGAACTCGAACAAGTGGCTGAGGAAGCAGGAGAAGATATTTGGGAAGATGCATTCCGAGAACGACTTGAAGAAATTCACGAAATGATAGAACAAGTTATTGGTGAAGAAATTTCGTATTTAAAGGGTGAGGAAATTATAAATGACTAATTATAAATTTGATGATTCAGATAAAACCATTCAACCAGTTCCTGTTGTTATTACAGAAGGCAAATATGAAGGAATAAAATTTCAATATGGTCGTATTGCATTTGACGAGAAGGATGATCAATTGGCATTAAAATTTGATTATAATTTAATAGATAATCCAAACGAATTAGAAGAAAATAAAGAGTTTATTAATACTTTGGGAGAAATACTGATTTTGGTATTAGAAGAAGAGATAGAAGAAACGGGTGAAGATTTCCTTGAGGAAACTGTAGTAAATGAAAACGGTTGAGGTAGTAATACTACAAAATCTAATATACAACGAAGAGTATGCTCGTAAGGTAATTCCTTTTTTACGAGAAGAATATTTTCATGATAAAATTGAAAAATTAGTTTTCGGCCTAATTCAAGAATTCATTATAAAATACAATAATCTTCCGACAAAAGAAGCATTAAGCATTTCTCTAGAAAAGGTTTCAACCATCAATGAAGATGAATTTAAAGATGCTTTAAATGTTATTGATTCTTTTTCGGAGAATGATGCAAATGAAGACTGGTTAGCAACAGAAACTGAAAAGTTTTGTAAAGATAAAGCAGTATATAATGCAATCATGGAATCTATTCATATTATTGACGGGAAATCAAAAGATAAAACAGATACTGCAATACCACACATTTTATCTGACGCACTTGCAGTTTCTTTTGACACTCATATTGGACACGATTATATTGAAGATTCGGATGAACGATATAAATTTTATCACCAAAAAGAAAAACGAATTCCGTTTGATATAGAATTTTTAAATGATATTACTTCGGGAGGAACACCAAGCAAGACACTCAATATAATAATTGCAGGAACAGCGGTTGGGAAGTCAGCATTTTTGTGCCATCATGCTGCTTCTTGTTTGGATGCTAATTATAATGTTCTTTATATCACTTGCGAAATGGCAGAAGAGAAGATTGCAGAACGCATTGATGCAAATCTTATGGACATTACACTTGATAATCTTAAAGAATTACCAAAAAATGTTTATGATAAAAAGATGAATACTATTGCATCTAATATGACAGGCAAACTTATTATCAAAGAATATCCTACTGCATCTGCAAATGCAAATCATTTCAGATCGTTGCTTGATGAATTACAGATGAAAAAGAAATTTAAACCAGACATTATATTCATAGATTATTTAAATATTTGTGCATCTTCTAGAATTAAAGGTGGAGTAAATATAAATACTTATCAATTAGTAAAGTCAATTGCAGAAGAACTTCGGGGACTTGCTGTAGAAAGAGATGTTCCGATTTGGTCTGCAACACAAGTAAACAGAGCAGGATTCAACAACTCTGATTTTGGGCTTGAAGATACATCAGAAAGTTTTGGACTTCCTGCAACTTGCGATTTTATGATTGCATTGATTTCTACGGAAGAATTAGAGGAAAAAGGACAGATATTGGTAAAGCAATTGAAGAACAGATATAATGATACCTTTACGAATAGAAAATTCATACTAAACATCAATCGTGCAAAAATGAAATTCTCAGATTCTCCAAAACTGGAACAAATAGGATTGGTTGAATCTAACCAAACAGAAGAATTAAAATCTGGTAGCGGCTTTGATGGAAAACAATTTGACGAAAAATTTGCTGTGGGTGATAAGTTTAATGATTGGAACATTTAGATGTCCAGTTACATAGACAAAAAATATATTAACATAATTTCTCCTCAACTCGATAAATTCAAGTGGAAAAAAGAAAACCTTGCAAACTGTAGGTGTAAAATATGCGGAGACTCACAAAAAAATAAAACTAAGGCAAGAGGATATTTTTACCAAAAAGGAAATGATTTTTTTTATAAGTGTCATAATTGCGGAACGGGAATGAACCTATATAATTTTCTAAAAGAAGTTTCTCCTGCACTATGCAAAGAATATTCATTAGAAAGATACAGAAACGGTGAGAACGGCAAATCAAATTATATAAAACCGAAGGAAGAAGAAGTGTTCAAATTCAAAGAAGCGAAACCAAAATTCAAAAAGAAAGATAAGTTACTAGATGACTTGATTTGTCTGAACGATTTGCCAGATAAGCATAAGGCAAGACAATTTGCAGATATGCGAATTATTCCAAAAGAATATTGGAAGTTATTGTATTATACTGACGACTTCGCAACATTTGCAAGCAAGTTAGACAAAGATTGCAACCTTTTCGCGGAAGAAGAAAGATTAGTAATTCCGTTTTTCAACAGTCATGGTGATGTTGTTGCTGTTCAAGGAAGATTATTGAGTATGTCTGATGAGGCAAATGCACGAAATACTCTTAAATATATTACGGTAAAACATGATAAAAGTATAGATCGGTTATGGTATGGGTTGTGGAGAGCAAATCCCAAGAAACGAGTATATGTTGTAGAGGGACCAATTGATTCTCTATTTTTGAAAAATTCAGTTGCTATGGTAGGTGCTGGTGCGTTGAAGGAAATTCCGAAGAGACTAGAAAATACTCCTATGTCTTACATTTTAGATAATGAACCACGAAACAGGCAAATTTGCAGTTACATTGAAAAGTTGATTGAGTTAGGAGGGGATGTTTGTATTTGGCCAGATATTATTCCAGAGAAAGACATCAACGATTTAGCCTATAGAATGTCAACTCGTAGAATTCAGAAGATGATTGATGAAAACACATTCAACGGGCTGGAAGCAACATTACGATTTCGTGAATGGAGAAAAGTATGAAAATAGAAGTATTAGATAAAGGTCATGTAGAATATATTGATCATATGGGAGATGATCGAACTGTTGCAAATTCTGCAAGAGTTAGTTTTGCTTCCCATAAAGATTCGTTTGACGAGAAAGACGAAAAACTCATAAATTATCTTGCGGAACATAATCACTGGACTCCCTTTGCACACCCACAGATTACATTGAGGGTAAAAGCACCCATTCCAATTCGCACACAGTTTTTCAAAAGTAAGGTTGGCCTTGTTGAAAACGAAATTTCACGCAGATATGTTTCAATTGAACCAGAATTTTATTATCCGAAATGGAGGTCTAAACCAGATAAATCTAAGAAACAAGGAAGTGGTAATTTCATAGATTCGATTGAGGAAGGCGGAGAAACTTCTGGTGGTATTTCATATCATCCCTTGTATCGGGATTACGAAGCACATATGAAAGCATCAATCAAACTTTATGAAGATTTGATTACAATGGGAGTTGCACCAGAGCAAGCAAGATTTGCACTTCCGCAAGGCATGTTTACAGAATGGTATTGGACGGGGAGTTTGTCTGCATACGCAAGAGTGTATAAACAACGAAGTCATCCTCACTCCCAATGGGAAACAAGACAATACGCCAAAGCAATTTCAGAAATTATCGAACCATTATTTCCGGTTTCTTGGAAAGCACTAACAAACTAACATAGATATTATAAACACAAATGGGAATATAGATCATGGAATACATTAGTGATATCTTACCGGAAGAATTCCTCAAGCCATATATGTCCAAGAAACCAAAATGGGGATATAACGGGCTTGGGGAAATTGTATATAAGAGGACTTACAGCAGAATCAAAGAGGACGGGACCAACGAAGAATGGTGGGAGACTGTTGCACGATGTATCAATGGCGCACAAAAGATTGGTGCAGATTATACAACCAAAGAAGCACAGCAACTCTATGATTATATTTTCAATCTCAAATGTAACTTTGCAGGGAGAATGCTTTGGCAATTAGGAACTTCTACAGTAGATAGATTTGGAGCGAATTCTTTACTCAATTGCTGGGGAGTATGCATCCGTGACATTGATGACTTCTGTTTCATCTTTGAAAATCTGATGCTTGGTGGTGGTGTAGGGTTCTCCATTCGAAAAGAAGATGTCCACGATTTACCAAGAGTAAAAGAAGATGTTACTGTAACACACAAAAAAACAAATGATGCAGATTTTATAGTCCCAGATACCCGCGAGGGTTGGGTAAAACTTCTCAAGAAAGTTCTCAAGTCTTTTTTCTATACTGGCGAGTCCTTTACATATTCTACTATTTTGGTTCGTTCTGGCGGAGAGCCAATCCGGGGATTTGGTGGGAAAGCAAGTGGACCGGGAATATTGATTGAGGGAATAGAAAAGATTTGTAATGTAATAAAAGAGCGAGAAAGTAAAAAATTACGGTCCATTGATGTTTTAGATATTTGTAATATTATCGGGTCTGTCGTTGTGGCAGGAAATGTTCGTAGGTCTGCTGAAATTGCAGTGGGTGATCCAGATGATTATTTATTCCTTCGTGCCAAACGATGGGATTTGGGCAATGTTCCAAACTGGCGAGCAATGTCAAATAATACAATATATGCAGATTCTTATGACCATATTAGTGATGCAGTATGGAAAGGTTATGATGGTTCAGGAGAACCTTATGGATTTTTCAATCTTCCCCTTGCACAAAAGTACGGACGGTTACAGGACAAGAGTAAAGACAAATGCGAAATTGTCAATCCGTGTGCAGAAATTTTATTAGAATCTCATGAATGCTGTAATCTCTCAGAGATTTATTTGAACAACATAGAAACAAAAACAGAACTAAAGAAATGTGCAAAACTTCTTTATAAGGCACAAAAAGCCATTTGTGCATTGCCATTCATTCATAAGAAAACAGAAGATGTGGTGCATAAAAATATGAGAATCGGAGTGGGAGTAACTGGTATTTGTCAGTCATTAGATAAACTTGATTGGTTGGATGGTTGTTATAATGCACTAAAAGAATATGATGAAGAATGGTCAGAGAAAAAAGGATATCCCGCAAGTATTAGATTGACAACAGTAAAACCATCAGGAACTTTATCGTTATTGTCTGGTAGTACGCCTGGTGTTCATCCTGCATATGCAAATTACTTTATTCGGAGAGTGAGAATGTCAAGTGATGACGCACTTGTAGATATTTGCAGAGATGCTAATTATCCTATTGAATATGTGAAGCGATTCGACGGAACGGAAGATCACAGCACAGTTGTAATTGAATTTCCTTGTCATATAAACGGAAGAACTATTCTTGCAAAAGATATGACTGCTATTCGGCAATTAGAATTAGTCAAAGAGTTACAAACAAAATGGTCCGACAATTCTGTGTCTGTTACGGTGTATTATAAATTGGAAGAACTTGATGAAATCAAGGAATGGATGGAAAAAAATTATGCCAGTTCATTGAAAACTGTAAGTTTTCTCCTTCATTCAGATCATGGCTTTGAACAAGCACCATATGAAGAAATTACACAAGAAGAGTATGAGAGAAGAGTGGCTAAATTGAAGCCAATTGAGAATGTTGAAAGTGGCGAAGTGTTGAAAGAATTGGAATGTGTTAGTGGCTCTTGCCCAATAAGATAACAAAATCTTCCATGCCCTCTTGACTTGGCTCCTATATGAAGTATAATATTCATAATAAAGGAATCAATTATAATGAGTAATGAACTAATAGCATTTTTGTTGGGTTGCGAGATCGGCGGACTAAGTTTTTATTTTTTGATCTTGTTTATCGAATATCTGGGAGAAAGAAAGTATCGTAGGGAAAAATAGAGCAATGAATAATAGAAAATTATACAAAGGCATTCATATAGGACATAGTGATAAATGGAAAGATAAAAAAGAAAAAGAAAAATTTTTCTGGAAATGGGGTTGGGGAATTATAGGCGTAGTCTGCGTTCTTGGGGTCTATTCGTGGTATATGGCTCTCAGCGGAAACTGGTAAAATAAAATTCAAAGTTTTTCTTGACACCCCCCTTTGTAGCACTACAATGGGGGGTCAATTCGTTGTTGGAAACAATGAAGTCTCTATATAAGAGACAAACAAATTTGGAACCGGAGTTGGTTCCACGGTGCATTCCGCACCACCCCTTTAGCCAGGGATAACATTTTCTATAAGGAGAAAAAATATGGCTAATTCAAATGGTAGCAGTCTTGGAACCGATGTCGTAACGAACACTATTGGTCGTGTCGGTGTCAATCGTAGTATGCTTGTCACACTTGCACTACTTCCCTATGCTTGGGAAGGTGTTGCGTGGCTTGCTGATGCTGTTCGTTCGCTTTGGGATCTTATTTCTGGGGTAGGCGGCTAATTTTATTAGTTGCCATAACAACATAAAGGAGATAACACTATGAATATCTCAAAGATTCTAAAGTTTGGTATTGCAGGAATTGTTGCAGGATTTGCAACAACTGTTGTAACTGCCGACGAAAATGCAGAGTTACAGGCGCGGCTTGATGCCGCTGAAGCCAAGATTGCTTCACTAGTGAATGCTATGGAAGAAACCGATATGGACAAGACTCGAACCGCAGAAATGCAAGAACTGGTTCGTGATGTCCTCCGTGATGCTGACTCTCGATCATCGTTCCTTGGTGATTCAAAGTCACCAGTTAGCGTAAATGTTCACGGTTTCGTCCAAACCCGTTGGTCAATCAACGACACCAAGACTGTTGGCGTTGATGAAACTCACGGTTTCAGTGTTCCACGAACCCGTCTAATCGTTTCCGGTGATATTTACAACTGGGATTATATGGTTAGCGGTCAATGGGATGACGGTGGTGCGTTCAATCTCAAGGACGCATATATGGGCGTTGGTGGTTTCCGATTTGGTCAATTCAAAGCACCATTTATGTCGGAAGTCCTAGGCGCACAGACGGATACTCTCGCAGCAGAGCGTTCCGTCATTTCAAATCAGTTTGGTCAAGGTAGAAGTCAGGGTATGCAATACACCGCATATCTTGGTCGTGCTGCTCTTAGTGGTGCATATACTGATGGATTC